ATGGAACCCGCTGATGCCGCCAAACGGGCGAGGCACCATGCGTCCCATCTGAGGGGCCAACACGCCCACGGCAGAGCGACGTGCGCGGAAACGCGCGCGCGATGCAAGGGCATAGCGACGCGACACGCGCTTTACGCCGTTACCGCGGCGGGCAGACTTCTTGATTTGTTTGGCCATAGTGGCAAGTGTGAGTGCGCGGTAGGGGGACAACTTTGTTGGTACCGCATGAATTCGTGCCCTAGGCACACGCAAACCGTGTGCCCGCCCATTGGTGTGTTCCCAAAAGCGGTGCGAGCATGGTTGGCACACCCAACCGTCCATGCCGTTCGCACGCCGTGCCGCTGAGGAAGACCCCTCTATGCAGGTCAGTCATCGTTCAGCGGTCACGGACTCGCCCGTCCGTGCCATTCACCACCCGCCTCGCCTCCATTGCGCCTACGTGGGCCATCGACGCAACTTCAAGCTTGACCCGGATAGGACGGGATGGTGGACGTTTATAGCCACGGGTCGTGGCATCGCCTGACCTTCACCTTCACCGCGCTGGTTGCGGCCGCAAATTGGCTCTAGCACCACCGGCTGGGAACCGGGATGTCGAAGGTAATTCGGGGCGCAGGGACCGGTCTCCCTATTTTACACCAGGGTTTAATAAGTTCCAGTGTCACCCATGGGTTGAAGTCTCCTCTACGTGAGCGCAGCACTGCCCACGCAATATGAGGAACCCATCTGCCGCCCAGCTAGCCTGCGCACTACGGCAGTGGCGCGCCCTACTCACGCCGAAGCGTGCCCCCTTGCATGCAGCTCAACCCAAGTGCGGGGAGCCTGACTGTACAATGCCGCCGTCGCGGCTGATCATGCGTTCGGACGGAGTGCGGACACCTCGTCCGCGAATCCGTCGCAAGCCGCACCCACCTTGTAACCACCAGCGAGGACGTCGACTAGTTCCCAGTAGTCGTCGAACGACTTGACGACGCCCAAACGCACAGCCAAGTCGGCGGAGGCAACACGGGTCGCGGGGACCTTTGCCAACTCCAACTCGAAGCGTCGTAGGATGGTGGTGAACTTCCAGGTGTTGCGGTGTATCACTTCATCCTTGTCTTCGCTTGCGTCGCACTCTTTGAAACCAAAATCTTCTGGTTCCAGCTCGAAAGCGTACATCTCGTCACGTGACAGCTCAGTGTCGCCATCAACGTACTTGATGAATTGTGCAGCAATTGTGCGAACGACTTCGGGGTAACGCGAAGCCATCGGATATAGCCTGGCGATGACGCCTGGCGCTACGGCACGCATGAATCCCTCCCAGTTGCCGTCTTGAGCATGCTTGATCGCAACTGGGTTCGTGCTGTAGCACATGTTCGTAAGGTTCCTCATCAGGTCCGGGGCAGCGACATTAAAGTCGATGCCCGTCTCCACTGTGGCGAAGTGCCAACCGGTGAACTCGGCAACAGTTCCCTCCTCGCGCCAGTGGAGTTTTGGGCGGTGGCCCAACTTCGCCCATCTCCTCGTCATCTCGTCGATGAACTCCTTG